CCTTGGCCCTATCGCAGATCGTCGGCCTGCTGAGCAAGATCGATCAGGGGGACTGACGTGGCCAAGGCACCCTGGAACCGTACCCAGGCCATCGAGGAGGCGAAGAAGCCCCCGAATCCCCGCAGTCTGATCGCCTCATCCGTCAACGTCGACTACAAGAACCTGCTGTCCTGGCGGGGATACAACCTCGGCCGTGACGAGGCCTGGCAGCGTGAGCTGTGGCGGCTCTATGACATCGTGGGCGAGTTTCACTTCGGAGCCAACTGGGTGGCAAACGCCTGCTCTCGGGCGACCATCGGCGTCTACGAGTTGGACGAGCACGGTGAGGTGGCGGCCCGCTCCGAGGACCCGCAGATGCGGGCACTGGAGGCAACACTCCTGGGCGGCCCGGCCGGGCAATCCGAGCAGTTGCGCCTGATGGGCGTGAACCTGACGGTGGCCGGTGAGTTCTACATCGTCGGACGCTCCGGACGTGAGGACGGAGAGGACAAGTGGTATGTCGTTACTCCATCCGAACTGACCCGTTGGGCCGGCGGTGTGATGTACGACTACGGTGCCGGCCAGATGCAGTTGATCGACAACGTGGATCTGCTGATCCGGGTGTGGACTCCGCATCCCCGCCGGGTCTGGTACGCCGACTGCCCGGCTCGTGGCGTGATGAACATTCTGATCGAGATCGAACGACTGACCCGCTATGTGTTCAGCCAGATCGACTCCCGGCTGGTGTCGGCCGGTCTGCTGTTCATCCCGGACGACATGGACTTCCCGGAGGCCGCCGAGAATGTCAGCGCCTCCGACACCCTGATGGCCAAGCTGGCCCAGGCCGGCGAGGCAAGTCTTAAGGGTGAGGGCTCGGCGGCCGGCGTCCTTCCGATGATCGCCGAGATTCCGGGGGAGTATCTCGGAAAGATTCAGCTGGTCAACTTCGCCTCCGAGCTGTCCAAGGAGGCCAAGGATCTCCGCGAGGAGGCGGTCAACCGATTCGCCTACGGTATGGACTTCCCGCCCGAGGTGCTCAAGGGGACAGGGGCCACCAATCACTGGTCGAGCTGGAATATCACCGACCAGACCATCAAGATCAACGTAGAGCCGCTGCTGACCAGGATGTGTGACGGCCTGACTCAGGGTTGGCTCAAGCCGGCGGCGGCCAAGCTGGGCAAGGACCCGAAGAAGTATGTCGTCTGGTACGACACCTCCGGGATCGTCACCCGTCCCAACCGTCTCACCGATGCCATCAACCTCTTCAAGGAGAAGCTGCTTTCGGGTGCGGCCGTTCGTGAGGCCGGCTTCTTCCGCGAGGACGAGGCGATGTCGATCGAGGAGTCGACGGCGCTGTTCCTCGAGGAGCTGATGCTGCGCGACCCGACGGTCTTCCAGTCCGCGAAGGTGCGGGAACTGATCGGCATCACCGAGAAGATGCTTCCGCCGGATGCCGTCACTCCACCGCCGCCTCCGCCGCCTCCGGGGTCCGGAGCTCTGCCGAAGAACGCCATCGGAACCCTTCCGGAGCGTCCGGCCGAACCTCCGGCGAAGCCGGGCATCACCGCCTCGGTCACTCCGGCCGGACTGGCGTTGGTCGCCTCGGCTGACATGATCGTGCGTCGAGCCCTTGAGCTGGCCGGAGGTCGGATCATGGACCGCACCCATCGATTCCCGGACACTCCGAAGCATGAGCTGCACACCAAGATCCGGGTGTCGTCGCCCGACCAGGTCGACAAGGCCCTGGCCGGGGCGTGGACGCATATGGCCGCCCTGGCCGAGTTGGTCGGCATGGACGCCGATGAGTTGACCACGGTTCTTGACGGCTACTGCCGTTCCCTGATCCTCTCCGGCCGAGCACATCACAGCGATGACCTCCTCAACACGTTGAGGGACAAGGGTCTGGTCGATGGCTGACAGCCGGTCATCCATGGAGGAGCCGCTGACGAGGCAAATCCTGGCCGGGATGACCGGCTGGTTGCGCCGGGTCAGCGATGCCGTGATGACCACGTGGAACAGGTTCCGGGGACGCCCGGACCCCACGGCCGTCTACCAGACTCAGCCCCTCTGGGATCAGGTCGTCAACAGCCTGGTCCCGGACATGACGAAGGCGGCGAGGCTTGGCTGGTCGGAGACGACCAGCAGGCCGTATACCGGCCAGGAACAGTTCGTCTTCGACCAGCTTGCCCTGGTCCGTAACCTGCTGAGGGGAATTCCGGATGAGACGTCGAAGATGATTCAGGAAGAGATCACCAAGGCTGTCTCCATGGGAGCCTCGCCGGAGACGATCGCCCAGGCCGTTCAGAAGATGTTGGAGGTCACGGGTTCCGCGTACTGGCCAAATCGGGCCAGGGTCATCGCGGTCACCTCGGTACATTCGATGGCCAACGCCGGCTCTCAGGCGGCGATGTTGATGCTGCAGGCTCGTTCGGATCGGCCATTACTGAAAGAATGGGTAGCCCGCAAGGATGATCGCGTCCGGGAGACTCATGAACGGGCGGACGGCCAGCGAGTGCCGGTGGCCTCATACTTCATGGTGGGAGATTCCCCCATGCTGTTCCCCGGTGACCCGTCCGCACCGGCCCAGGAGGTCGTCAACTGCGTTACCGGAAACACGGAGATCGCCTCATCGGGCATTCGGAAAGCCTTCCGCTTTGCATACCGTGGGCCACTTGTCTCCTTTGTAGATCCGGTGGGAGACGTCCTGTCCCTCAGCCCGAACCACCCGGTACTGTCCGAATTTGGCTGGATCCCTGCGAGCCAGATCAAGAAGGGGACCAAGCTGGTCAGCGGTAACTTCGCCAACAGCCCGGCCGGCGGTGCACCAGACGTACAGGCTGAACCAGCCCTGGCGTCGGAGATCTATGACTCGCTGGCAAAGTCTGGTGCTGCTAATCGGGTTGTAGGTCTGTCGGTGGACTTCCACGGCGACCGGCCAGATGGCGATGTCGATGTTGTATTTGCCGATGGGGAATTGCGCATCGGTATTGAAGCCTCGGACCTTGAGGAGTTTGATAAGTTCTGCCTCGCCTATGCCAATCTGCCGGACCCGGGAGAGGGCTCGGCGCTCCAGGGAACTCAGGCTGGGCTTGACGCCCCTGGTGGCTTTATGGCAAGCGGCTACCTGGTGGGCTCTAACGTCGGGGCTCATCTGACTCCACTTGAGAAGTTCGGCCTCGTTTCGCCCACGAAGGGCGATCCCTCGATCTACCAGTCGGCGGGTAACGACGGAGCGCGAAACACCAAAAGCTTTGGCGAGCGCATTAACCGAGGCTCCTTCGAGGTAGCGTTGTTCGAGGTCGGCGACGTCCAGGTCAATGAATTTCACGGCTACCTCTACAACTTCGAGACGACATCCGGCATCTACATGGCCAATAACATTGTCTCACATAACTGTAGGTGTTCTATGAAGCTTGTGGAGGCATGATGGCATACCGCTGGCGTGGCCCTCTCGCTTCCTATGGCGTGATGACCGGTGACCGCCGGATGTTCAAGGTTGGCGGTGTGACCACCCGCTCTCTTCCGCTCCCGTTGCGATATCAGCCGGTCAGCGGGGCCGGACATGCCGGGGCCGTCGATGTGGCCTCGATCGACGGGATCAACCTTGCCGGTGACCGGATCACCGGCTTCGGCCGCTTCCTCTCCCCGGATGTCGAGCCGATGGTCATCCCCGCGATGGAGAAGGCGAAGCTGGGCATCAATGGCCCGTCGTTGGATCTGGACAAGACCAACTTTTCGGCCGAGTACGCCCTCGACGACAACGGCGACCCATACCTGCACACCCTCACCGGTCAGATCATGGCCGCCACCCTTGTCTCCATTCCCGCCTTCGCTGATCAGCGCCTCGATGTGGCCGAGGACTATCAGACCCTCACCGCCTCGGCCTGGACGATCGAGGAGTACGACGATGCCGAAGAGGAAGCCCTGACGGCCGCCGTCAATGCATCCGGTTGGGAAGGGTTGCCCATCGCCCAACGGGACTCGATCTTCAAGGCCGATGACGCCATCAAGAGGATCGCCGCCTGGTCCGGAATCGGCACCGACCATTTCGAT